CCATTTTCTTTAGTTGCATTTATAGTCATTGCAGGAGTTTCGTTTTTAAATTCAAAAACAAACCAAGCTGCTGCACTAGAACCAGTAAGAATACTGTTAATGTCATGCTCACCTGCATCATTACCATACACAACTGCATCTGTAGGTGCCCATGATCTTAGAAGAATTTGCTTAATACCACCTGTTGCTTGTAAATCTTCACAAACAACACTTAAACCTTTATCTATTGCCATATTATTATTATTTTTTATAAATTATTAAAAGGTAAATAAGAGAGAGCTTTTACACTCTCTCTATCTACATTGTTGTTATACAATTACTCCCCATTGTACAAGAGAGTCGTATAAGTATTGTACACCTAACTTGAAGTAACCTCTAAAGTACATTTTTTCTTCTAAATCATCATAGAATACTTTAAATGAACCTTCTGGGTCTGTAACATCTGAACCAATAATTAGGTTTTCAGTAGCTACATAACAAGCTCCGTTATTGTATTGAGTTGCACTACCACCTGATGGTGTGTGAGTAAACATTGCAGGGTTAAGGTCAGCTAAGATAGTATCCCACTCGTACATTGGAATTACTTGAACACCTCTAAAGCTAACTCTAGTGTAACCTTCAACTGTGTTTACAATAGCTAAATCTGCAGAAGAACCTTCTAAGTTTGCTAAGTAAGCATTAAAGACTTTTGGAGTTACAAAAAACTTCTTATCAGAAGAAGCTACTTGTTGTAAAGCTGCAGGAGCTGTGTCATACATATTTCTAAGTAGACCAATTGCATCTGCTGCTGTTGGAGCTGCTTCTACACCTGCATATATAGTTCTAGCTGCTAATATACCTGAAGTTGCCATTAATTTCATCCATCCATCAAATGCTTTGTAACCAGAATTTGCTGCAGCAGTAGTATCACCACCCCAACCTAATCTTACTACATCTTGTCCAATACCTTTAACTGCACGATTTACAATTGCATCAGCTAATTGAGTACCTTCTAGATTCATTACATCTACACCACTTTTGTACATTTCTTCAATGTAAGTTCCAAAGAACTCATCAGTACATTGCTCTAAAGCTACTCTACATCTTCCTGCAGTAATTACTTTATCATCAATGTTAAAATCTACTTGACCAGAACCATCACCACTATTACTTGAAGAAGAACAAGCAGTATAAGGTCTTACTATTTTTGTTAGAGCAGCAGAAGTGTATACATTCATTTTATGCTTAACATTAGGGATAACTCTGTAGTTTTGCATTAAATCATCACTTCTAAATACTGGCTCATAAAAGATTTCGTTTAAGTTAGCACCACTATAAGTTGCTGCTATACTATTATTTGCTACGTTTGTTGCCATTTTTATTTATTTTTTGATTATTAATTATTAAATTTTGCTCTTACTCTATCTGCCATTGCATTGTAAAAAGTTGCATTAGCATCAACAGTTTTATTTTCAACTACAGCAGGGTCGCCTTCAGTAACTACTTCAGTACCTTTAGCATCTGCTTTGTTCAATAAAGCATTTAATCTTTCTATTTCAGTAGAAAGAGTTTCGTTTTCTCCTTTAGTAGAAGTTAATTCTTCTTCTAGAGAAACAATTTTTCCATTTAAGTCAGTTACACTTGCTTCAAAAGAAGATAATTTGTTTGATATTTCTTCATTATCTGAAAGCATAACATTAACTTCAGTTACAACATCTTCTGACTTGTTGTCAGCTCCTTTTACAGAGTTTACAATTTCATCAACTTTGTTGTTAAACCAATTTTTTAACTCTTCAGTCATTTTTTTGTTATTTACGTTAATATTTAATTTATTATGTATTTGTTCAGTAGTAATGTTTTTGAATTTAGAAACATCATACTTAGCTGCTACTTTAATAGAATCAGAAATAAGATCAATAAAACCTAACTCATATGCTTCATTAGCATTTAGCCAAGTTTCTTTATCCATCATTTCAATAATTCTATTTAACGACAATCTTGTTTTTCTCTCATAAATATTAGCAATTTCACCACTAATCTTTTCTAAGATAGATGCAGTCTTTCTCATATCTTCAGCTTCACCCATTGCACCACCCCAAGCATTGTGTATCATAAAAAGAGAATTTTCAGCCATGATAACTTCATCAGCAGCTAATGCGATAACACTACCCATACTTGCAGCTATACCCTCAATATAAGCAGTAGTTTTTGCTTCTCTCTTTTTTATTATATTGTACATCGCCATCCCATCAAATACATCACCACCAATACAGTTGATTCGTAAATTAACAGGAGTATCTTTGTACTCTTTCATCTCAGAAATAAAGTCTTGTGCAGTAATACCATAAGCACCAATTTCATCAAAGATGTAAACCTCTGCAACAGCATCTGTTGCTTTTCCTTGTATACTAAACCATTTCTTATTCATACCTGCAAAATTAGAATCTAATTGATACTTTATCTACCTAATTTGTGGAAAAAACTTTTAGTAAGAGATATTCTCAGATGCTTTTGATTTTTTTCTGTATTTGTACACTATATTTTGTGCTTGACTTTCACTTATCTTATATTTATGTGATAAGTCCATAAAGGTGTGTGTTCTATTACCTTTATTAAAAGATAACCTTCTGTCAAAGTCTGCTATAATCATATAGTTCCTTAGTCGTTTAGGTTCTACCATACCCCTCTCTACTAAATGTTTTAAAATATCTTTAGGTGTGGCAGTTTCACCGAACCTTTTAGAAATTTCAATATCTAACAACTCTAAGTAATCAAAAACTACATCTACTTTATTTTGTCTTTTTGACATTCTTTTTTTTCTTAGTGTTTTCTTTTAACCACTCTTCACACATTGTATTCCAGAACTTTACAACAGCATTTCTACAGGATGAACAATTTATATCTTGTTTTTGTGCAGGAAAATATTTATGCCAAAAACTATACATATTATTTAAACTATCTACTTTGTGTCTGCTAAAATTAGCATTGTAAATTCTGTTTTCTTCAACAGATTTTTTTATAAGCTCTCTGTCTGCCTTAACGACAGATTTAGCTATTTCTTGTAAATTCATATTGTTATTTTAATTACCATTTGCCTTCTGGACACTTACCATACCAGTCTGCAGAGAGAGATGTCTTTGCATCTAAGAAACAAGAACATTTAGCACATCTTGATCCCCAATTTATTACTGGTTTTTTAAGCATCAGAAAATTTCTGTAAAAAGTACATTTTTTACAGATAGATAATCTTTCTAACTTTGTTTTTTTATTAACAAACATTTGTTTAATTTTAAAATGTTGCTTCAGCTTCTATAACTGAAACAGTATTCTGTGCAGTAGAAATATCTGATTCTACTACAACTACTCTTCCTCCTTGTCCTATTGCACCCATCATACCTGCTTGACTTGTTGCACTAAATTGTGATTGTGCAAACGATGGCATATTCATTAAACCACCATCAGCAAACTTCACTCCACCACCTGCTGCATTCATTGCAGATAATTGTCCTCTAAACATAGATGTACTACGTTTATTTATAACTGCTTCACCACCTTCTAATTCTACTACTCTACCACCTACTGCAAACTTCTCACCACCTTGTGCATGAGATTTACCATGAACCATACCACCATTGGCAAATGTATCAATTACACCACCATCACCAAATCCACTTTTCATTGATTTTATTAAAGATAAAGTAGAAGCCATAGACGCTATAAGTCCAACTACATTTATAATTTTTAAGTACCAAGGAGAATCTGCTGCTGCATCTGCTATTGCCTTACCATAGTCAGCCATTGCTTCAAAACTTGTTGCTATTGCTGCTGCTCTTGATATTGCTATACCTGCTTTTTTGACACCTTGTAAGTTTTTCTCCTCTCCTGCAATAAATATTAATTGATTACCAATATCTTTCATTTCATCAATCTTATCCTTTCTATCCTTCTTTTCTTTTGCTTCCTCTGCTAATTTTTTATCAAATGCAGTTTTTTCTGCTTCTGCAATTGTTTGTATTCTATTTAATTCTAAATCTAATATAGCACCATTAATAGCAGAAACATCTTCACCATAAGCAATATTAAGATTCTTCATGTTCTCAAGATGCGCTTGTTCTGCTTCAAATATTCTATTATCAAACTCTTCTTGTGTAATAACTTTATTTATTAAATTTTCTTTTTCAGAATTTATTTCTTCCTCTAATGCTATTTTAAATTCTTGTTGTGAAGCTCTAAAATTATCTTTTTCTAATTTTAATCTTTCTTTTTCTTTTCTTTCTGCTTCTTCTCTTTTTTCTTTTAATTCTTTGTCTTTAGCTCTTTTATCTTTTGCTTTTTGTACATCTTCTTCTATTTTTCTTAAATCTTCTCTTTTTTTATCATGTTCTAATTCTTTATCTTTTATTATTTTTAATTCATTAATTGCATTTCTTGTTATTAATAGCTCTTCTTGTTTTTCCTCTTTAAACCCTTTTGTTGAGAGTCTTAGTAAATAATTACCTTTTTCTATTATATCTTCATCTTTTTTAATAGCTACTGTTAGTTCTTTTGTTCTTTCTTTTAATTTATTTATTTCTTCATCATACAGCTCTACTTTAGTCTTAGATGCTTTTATTTGAAATTCTTCAGCAACTCCTTTTTGCTCAAACTTGTCTACTTCTTTTAAGGCATCAGTTACATTTTTACTTATGTTGCTTACTAAGTCTTGTGTTTTTTGATCTGCATCTTTTAATGAATCAGCAAAAGCATTAAGAACAAGTGATGATCCTTGTAATATATTTCTTATAGTGCCAGACATTTTATTACTACCTTCAAATAATGCAATTGTAAAACCTTCCCATGCTGACTTTGCTTTAAAAATATCACCCTGTAATGTATCAGCCATAATGTCTGACATTTCTTGTGCAGCTCCTGATGCATCGTTAAAAGCATCTATTAAATCTTGTATATTATCAACACCATTAACCATAGTAGCAAAAGCAGCTACTTGTCTTAAATCAACAAGCTCCATCATTTCAGCATTAGATAAAGACTCACTATTTAATGTTACTAATGCTTTTTCTAAATCTTCTGTGCTATTAACTGTAAAACCTAGATGCTGTGATAAATCAGAAGCAGGGTCAGCCATTTTTAAGAAAATATTTCTTAAAGATGTACCTGCAATAGATGCTTCAATACCTGCATCTGTTAGTGTACCCATAACTGCAGTTGTTGCTTCTAATGATATATTTGCAGCAGCAGAAATAGGTGATACTTTAGTCATAGATGTTTGAAATTTTTCTATATCTAAAGCAGAGCTTGTAAATGCTAGTGCCATTACATCTACTACTCTAGCAGTTTCACTTGCATCTAATGCAAAACCTCTAACAGCAGCTCCTGCTACAATTGCAGCTCTACCTAAATCTGATTGTGTTGCTGTCGCTAATAATAATGTTGCTTCTTGTGCAGCTAATATTTCTTGTGTAGAAAAACCTAGCTTACCAAAATTTACTTGTAGTTCTGCTACTTGTGATGCTGTAAAGAAAGTTGTTTTACCAAGCTGTTGTGCAGTTGCACTTAATTTTTTAAAATCTTTATCTGTTGAACCAGTAATAGCTCGTACTTTAGCCATTTCAAATTCAAATTTTGTAAAAGTTTTTAGTGCTGTACTAATTGTTTGACTAATTTTTCTAAAAGCAGCAGCAGCAGCAAGAATACCCCCTGCCATAGCAGCAGTTCCTTTAGTTAAACTTGCAAAACCACCTGTAGCTTTTTTTGTACCTTTATTTAACTTTTCTAATTCGCCTTGTCCTTTAACGACTACCTGAACTATTATTTTTTCTGTATCTGTTGCCATATTGTTATTTTTTTATCCTAAATTTTGTACAGTTGCATTTGGTCTGTATTTTTTTATATTGTCTTTAATCATCTGAACAGCATCTTGTTTAATACCAGTTATAATTTCGTGTTTAATTGTTTTTTTAAGTTTTCTGACAGTATATCCTGCAAAGTCTGTTCTTCTTAAATTATTACCTTCTGTCCAATAAACATATGGTCTGCCATAAAAACCTCTTCTATTAGTTTTTTTACTACCCATTAATTTATTATATATAGCATAAGCAGCTTTAGGTATTCCTTTTTTCGCTGCCCATCTTATTATATCACTTTTACTAGCATTAAAAGACCATTTGCTTGGGTTATTTACTACTTGCCAATATTTTTTGTTGTTTGTAGAAATAACATTAAGTATTTGATTCTTACCTGCATTTGTTTTTATTGCTTTAATACTTCTGCTTAAATTACCAGAAGCATTGTGTTTTTGATTAGCTAATTCTGACCTTAAACCCTTAACGATTATTTTACCTACTTTAGTTAATCTTTTATTTGTGTTTTTAAGTTTCATTAATCATCTATTTTTTCGTTCTCTCTTCTTCTTAAAACCTTATGTGCATTGCCAAATGAATCAGTCATAGTGATTGGCATAAGATATTCTACAGAGTCTATAGTAACAATCATATATACTTCTAATCCACTTTGATTAGCTATTCCTTTATTTGTTATTTGATTTTTAGGTGTAGACATAATTAATTTCTTGATGTTTCTTGAACACCTCCTGTAGGTGGGTTATTATTCCATTTACCATCATATTTATTTAAAGGTGGTTCATAAGCAGCAGTTTCACCAATATTTACCCATTCTACTAATTCTACTTTTGTTGTAGATTTAGTTAGTGGATTAAAATCTTTTATTTTATTTATTCTCCAATACACACCATCAATATATATTAGCTTTCTAAAATCTAAATTTACTATGTCTTTAATGCTTAGATTAATATTTACATTTCTTACTCTTGGGTTTTGTTTTAGCATATTAACCAAATTGTAATAATACGTTTGAAACAATCCTTCTTTAATAACTGCATCAGAATAAGTATTATTTACATCATCATAGTCAGTTACAAATACATTGCCATAACTCAATACTATACCACCTGCATCATCTCTATTTATAGATGTTGCTTGAGGATATACATCTGATAACACATTACTAGCATTTTGTTGAGCAAAAATACCTTTATATGTACTATTAAATAATTGTGCTGTTGCATATTTATAACATATTGCTGCAGGATTACTAGATAAATCTGGAGAGTATTTTTTCCAATATAAAAGTCTAGGCAAAAAATCATAACCTTTATCTGGTCTTGCTAAATCATTAGGTGATATAAAACCACCATCTTCTTTTTCTTGCCATAAACAAGCATTATAAGCAGGATCAGAAGTTTTAGACACATCTCTATCTTTAGCATTAAAAGTACCTGCAAAGAAAGGGTTTTCAAATGTTGTTACACCTCTTTCAAACTCATCTGATAGTGTTTCTTTATATGGATATTCATCTAATATTTTTTCAAAATAATCATTACCTCTTTGTTCTACTTTTGAATCTTTACTATCTGTTTTGTATTTAAAAACTATATCTCTTTTAAAACTATCTTTTATCCATACATCTTTTGTTTCTTGACTTGTATCTACTTTGTATGTCCAATCTTCTGCTTCAAAAAAAGATTTATAAAAAGTATCAAAAGGTTCTATAAATATTGTTTTGCTAGGTTCGTCTGTAGTAAACTGTAGATTAAAAGCATGAGCAACTCCTTTAATAAAATCTATTTGCTTGTATTCTTTATTTATTACATTTTTTAAATCATATGTTTGCCCATACTCAACAAATTCAGGATTAAATTTAATGTTATATAAACCATCATAACTAGCATCATCATTAGCAGAAATATTACTAGCACCAAATAAATATAATTTAAAACCACAAGTATTAC